TTTTATCTAGGGTCTATTTTTTAATTTACGAAATGTAAATACAAATACCATAGTCACCATTACGTATCGTATAATATCAATAGTATTTACATGATGTGTTTCAAATGTTTGTGATTGTTGTTGTAGTTTATTTGCTAAAAATACACCATTTTGAACAGCCGATTCGATGGATGTAAACGGGTAATTAGAGTTACCATTATGTGTACCTAGTGTATAAACTATATCCTTGTATAAACAAGGTTTTATAAAATTGGAATGACTAGTTTTAACAAATGCATGTTTTTCGAGTGGATAAACAAAAGCATGGTCAGGTTGGGGAATTTGTAGTATATCTTTAATTTGCAAGTAAACTAGATTAAACAGTTTGTCTTGAGATAATGACGCATCATTTGGATATACATTATTAAATGGTTTGTCAAATATAGTAATCGCTAAAGATACTACTGTACTGGATTGTTTGTTACTTCCACTTTCGGTACCGTTAAAGTTTGTGTAATCACTCAATACAACAAATTCAATACCCCAAGGAGTTTCTGTTACAATACCACTTTTTAATTTAATATCTAGTTTTGTTGACCAATGAAAAGTCAAGCTCTTGTATGGAATATAATTTGTATCATTTACCCATTTTTCATCCAACATTGATAATTTGCTATTTTTCAGTACATTTTGTAAATTTATAGGAGGTATACCAAATACAATTCGTCTACAACTAAACTCGTCTCTTGTGTTTGTTTGTACTTTTACATTCCCATTACTGTCAATTTGTATTCTCTCAACCCGAGTATTCAATTTAAATTCTATATTATTTTTTTCGAGATGACTCTTCCATATTCTCAACAATGAAACGTCGTTTGGTAGTTTAGGGTGATGAAAAGTGTAGCCAACATGTTGAAGAAACAAGTTGATAAAGTTTTTGAGTGAATACTTTGAAATATCAGCTCCGTCTGTAGTTCTACATATTTTATCAACCAGTGCTTTTGATTCTGGTGAAAAGTTATTTTTACGAGAAAATTCCAACATTGATACTTTATCACCATAGTTTGGGGAAAATACTAGTGCAATTACACATGTAGCTAGAATCAAAACCTCTCTTTTAGTAAATTTTTGTATAAATAAAGTGTATAATGAAAATGTTGAAATTTTATATGGTGTAAATAAATCTTCAAATGATGTATTCATATCAAGTAGTAATTTTTTAAACATTGTAAATCTACTACTATACACCCTTGGACCATGTTCTACGAAAAAATTATTAATTCTATAAACACCATGACAACCTCCAATACTATTATCTGATTCTATTATTAAAATCTTCTTGTTCAATTTGCAAATTGTTTGAGAAAAAGCTAAACAAGATGGACCAGACCCAACAAGTACATAGTCGTAGTCATACATTTTACTCTACTCTTTGGAAAATAAAAAAAGTTGTTCTAGTGTAAAAAAAGGTACAGTAAATTATATTTTTATTTTTATTTACAAACAAAACCCATTCAATGAAAAAAATGTCAATGTTTTATCCATAATGTCTACAGGAATATTATTCATGACCATAAAAACATCATGTAAAGATATAGGGACACTTCTAGACTTGTATAAATTGTGTAATCTAGATACAATGTAAAATACAGGATGATCTATTGGGACCATGTATTTTTTTTTAATAAAAGACTCCTTGTATATCTTGTACGATTCAAAAGTAAGATTTTTAACAATATTGTCAATATCATTATACATGGCTTGATCATTTTCGTCACCAAATAAAGTTTTAAATTGTACACGTTCAGAGTAACTACAAGCCAAGTATGACAACTTTAGAGATGGCATATTATATCTCAATTTTTCTGCATTTCTAAACCAGTTGTAATCACACTTGTATATAAAGTTTTCATAAACACCAACAACTCCTCTTTTTTCTAATTTACAACAGTCATTCAAGTTACTCTTTACTTGATCAAAGTTCAATAATCTAGGTAAACAACAATTGAAATTTGGCATATTGTCACCTTCTTCAAGTAATGTAACATTGTGTCGACGAGAAATATATACAAGTCTTGGTAGTGTATACTTGATAACATTAAAATTGTCTGGAGAAACCAATACAAACGAATATGTATATTCCTTGGACAACTCTTTATTAAATAATGTCTGCAACTCTTGGGTACTTTCGTCTTCACTTTTATTTTCACTTTTTATTGTTTCAATACCTACAGCCTCCTTGACTAGAGTTAGAAATGTCTTTTCAGATGACCAATTAACTCTAGATGCATCAATTTTTCTACTTGTAGATACAATCCATTCATCACGATAAAAGAAAATTCTCATTAAACTGCCATCTTCAGTTTCATGTACCATCCCTTCCCCTTTATTACCATCTCCAATGTCACCTTTGTTGTCGAACGTTTGAATAAATTCTCGTCCAGTCAAGTCGATAATATTATCCAGTCCATATGCAATAATACTATAATCAATTTTGTCTAGTATGATACCATTACATTCTTTAACAATAAGATCAGATTTAACAGATAATGGTGTTGAATATATCAAGAGTAAATCTGGTCTATTATTGTCCACAGAATACTTTAAATGGTACGGATGTTTATGTAATACATTTTTGAATAAATCTGTATAATGTAAATCCTTATATTGACTAATAAGGTTCAACAAGTTTGACATTGTGACGGACTACAACTTGCGGTTGACTTGATATACAAAAGTGCTTTGTTTTTATATTATTTTTTTAATCTATAAAAAGTAAAGGTGGAAACTAAAAATGTCTGAATTGTTTCCATTTCTTTTAATTGTATTTTTTACATGTTCATTGTTGTATACAGGTATAAATGATTCAATTATAGCCAAGAGGGAAAATGACAATTTTTGGAGAGATAATGCGCATCTCTACAAATTTCAAGTTGAATATTCTGATAAACCAAGTGTGATTTATTTCAACATGTTCAATGATGATAATCGTAGACAAGTGTAAATACAGGATAATCTGGGTGAGTAAATACATGTCTCCAATTACTTTCAAAATTAGGACCATGACATGTCTCTAGATATCCACAATCTTGACATACTCTAATAACTTTATAATGACTTACATGGTACAATGGATAAGGGCGAGTATATTGTATACACTTCATTTATTGTAGAGAATTACTATATTTAATACACTTGTAAAAAAAAACTAGACTTAAAAAACATTAATCCACTTCTTCCACAACTGGACCGTCTCCACTTGTACCATTACTTTCGCCGCTGTTACCTTCTCCGTCTCCACTTGTACCTTCTCCGTCTCCGTTACCGTCTCCAGTTGTACCGTACAATTTAGACATTAAAGTGCTAGTATCTTCTTGAAACTGTTTCAATTTTTCATCATATTCTTCTTTACTAGCTTCTTGGTTACTACTTAGCCATTCCTCTGTATCATCAACATGTTTGAGTAAACTTTGTTTTTCTTGTTCCGTAAATTTATCTTTAGATTCGTCAACTTGATTTTTTACGGAATATATAAAAGATTCCAGATTATTTCTAGATTGAACTCGTTTCAATGCCAGTTTATCTTGTTCTTCATAACTTTTTGCATCATTAACCATTTTTTCAATTTCTTCAGGAGACAATCTACCTTTATCATTTGTAATAGTAATTTTTGTAGATTTACCAGATTTCTTATCAACTGCCGATACATTTAGTATACAATTGGCGTCAATATCAAAAGTAACTTCTATTTGTGGTGAACCTCGTGGTGCAGGATCTATTCCAGTCAATTCAAATTTACCTAAAAGATTATTATCCTTTGTAAATTGTCGTTCGCCTTCAAATACTTTAATAGATACAGCAGGTTGATTATCAGCATATGTAGAGAAAATTTCAGATTTTCGTGTTGGTACAGTAGTATTTCTTTTAATAAGTGCAGTCATGACTCCACCTGCAGTTTCAATACCAAGAGATAATGGGGCAACGTCCAACAACACAACTTGGTCCATCTTGTCTGATTTTACTCCACCCAAGATAGCACCTTGAACAGCAGCACCATATGCAACAGCTTCGTCAGGATTTATAGATTTATTGAGTTCCTTACCACTAAAGAAATCAGACAATAATTTTTGAACCTTTGGTATTCTAGTACTTCCACCTACCAAAATTACTTCATTAACGTTCGATTTGTCCATTTTTGCATCAACCAAGACTTTACCAACAGGGTCAAGAGTAGATCTAAACAAGTCTGAACACAACTCTTCAAACCTGGCTCTTGTAATAGAAGTATTGAAATCAATACCATCATATAATGCATCAATTTCAATACCAGCTTGCGTAGAACTTGACAAGGTTCTTTTTGCCTTTTCACACGCAGTTCTCAATCTTCGAAGAGATCTTGCATTTGTTGTAACATCCTTTTTAAACTTTCGTTGAAATTCTTCTACAAAGTGAGATACTAGACGATTGTCAAAGTCTTCTCCACCCAAATGAGTATCACCTGCAGTCGCCTTTACTTCAAACACGCCATCTTCCATTGATAAAAGTGATACATCAAAGGTACCACCGCCCAAGTCAAAAATCAATACATTTCGTTCAACACCATCTTGTTTATCTAAACCATACGCAAGAGCTGCTGCAGTTGGTTCATTTATTATTCTTAAAATATTCAAGCCAGCAATCATACCAGCATCCTTTGTAGCTTGACGTTGAGAGTCATTAAAATACGCTGGTACAGTTACAACAGCGTCAGTAACTTCTTTACCGAGATAATCTTGAGCAATACTCTTCATTTTAGTCAATACCATTGCAGATATTTCTTCTGGTGAAAATACTTTATCTTCTCCCATATATTCCACCTTTATACAAGGCTTGCCAGATTGATCCACAATTTTGTAAGAGAAATGCTTCATATCAGATTGGATTTGTTCATCATTAAAATTTCTACCAATCAATCTCTTGGCATCAAACACAGTATTTGTTGGATTCAATGCAATTTGGTTTTTTGCAGCATCTCCAATAAGTCTTTCAGTATCTGTAAACCCAACACATGAAGGTGTAGTTCGATTACCTTGATCATTTGCTATAATTTCAACCCGATCATTCTGCCAAACAGCAACACATGAATAAGTAGTCCCTAAATCAATACCAATTACAACTTTTTCAGTCATATTCTTTTTCTTTGTACCCACCACAACTTGACCAAAACAATTGAGTCTTTATACTTTTTGTTACTTTTCCAAAGTCAAGTTATTCCAAGGAATGTTTGTATTAAGCGTCATTCCGTTACTGGAATGTTTGTATTAAGCGTCATCCGTTACTGGAATGAAAAATTGGTATAAAAGTGGTATATTTCTTTAGTCAATGACTGACATGGACAATAAAGTAGTGTACCAACAACCAGTATCCCCTCTAGAAAAAAAACTTTACATTAATACATGTTGTATATTCTGCTTGATATTAGATGTATTATTTTTAATTTTTAATATAAAATGTGTCGATTGGATTGGGATTGATGGTGGATCAGTAAAAAATATATGTTATCCTGACAATATTTTTGTTACACTTGCCTTTATTGTATCTTTTATTTGGTTGCTATTCAACTCTTTTATACTAATAGTAATTAGATTTAGTAAAAGGGGCAATGTAGAACATGATTATGAACGTGATTATGAACGTGATTATGAACATGATTATGAACGTGATTATGAACATGATTATGAACGTGATTATGAACGTGATTATGAACGTGATTATGAACGAGTGACATGATAATAAAGTTTTATTTTCTCCTATATTTGCTAAAAAATTTGTAAACGCAAAAGTTTTTTTAAAAAAATTGATAAAAGTTACAATGAAATGTATAGAAAGGATAATTGGAATAAAAAACGAACCATATATTGTACAAATTGTGGAAAGGCAGGTCACATATTTAGATTATGTACTATTCCTATTACATCATTTGGAATAATAGCCATAAAAAAAGATATTTTTGGTGAAAAAAATATAACACAATCAATTCCATTTTGCAGTGTTCACGCCACTTCCACCGCAACCACCAACACCAACACCAATAACAACAACAAGGTTACACCTAAAAAAAGTCGTAGTACAAGTCGACCCCTGTATTTGCTAATTCAACGAAAAAATACAATGGCATTTATTGATTTTATTAGAGGAAAATATACAGGTAGTGGATTGATCAAGATTTATTTACAAGAAATGACTTGTGAAGAACGACATATTTTAAAGAATAAAAGTTTTGATTATATTTGGGACAAGATATGGATGAATCATAATAGTAAAATGTATATTAATAGTTATACTGAAGCTAAAGTAAAGTATACTAGGTTAGATATAAAACATCTACTAGAAACAACTCAGTGTTGTTGGACTGAAACTGAATATGGATTCCCAAAAGGTAGAAGAAACATGAACGAAACCAATTTACAATGCGCTACAAGGGAATTTAGAGAAGAATCTGGATTTAAATTAAAAGATTTTCAAATACAACATAATCTAGGTACATTTGAAGAAAAATTTATCGGAACAAATGGTATACATTACAAACATATTTATTATATAGCTTTTATACCAAACAATGTCATTTTACCTGCTATAGATAGGGAAAGTGTACATCAAGGTGGAGAAATTAAAGGTATAGGTTGGTACACACTTGATGAATGTTTGGATGTATTTAGAACATATGATATTGAAAAGAAAAATGTACTGTGTAAAGTAAACAATGTAATTGAAGATGTAAAAGTTGTACACAATGTACTTGTTGCCAACATAAAGCAAGTCAGTCTTGATTAAAATATGCAAATGGAGGCGTATCTGGTGATGGTGATTGTGGTATAGGTGAATGCATAAAATTCTGTCTAATTGTATTTGTGTCAGAATTAGTACTATATTCCAATGGGTCATCATTGACATTCTCACCGTCAAAATTGACGTCGTCAAGAATACTATCAAGATTACTTTTAATCTTGTTGTTTAAACTGCCGACGCCACCTCCAGTTCCTCCAGTTCCTCCGGTTCCTCCGGTATTTAAAGAAGGGTATGATTGCATAAAGTTGTGAATACTCTGTGACATTTTTCGTTGTATGTAATCGTCATCACCGTTAAAGGAAGGTGGTATAGATACTTTTATATTTTGTTTAAAGAGGGCATTAGAACATATTATATCTAATTTATCGACATGCAACGAGTTTTCTTTAAAGAAATTTACAATTTTTCTAGATTTTTTTGGTAACCAAAATATCATCAATAATGGAACATATAATATACTAATTATTTCATTCAAAAAGTTCAACCATTTATATTTGAATAGTTTTTTGATTTCGTAATATTGTTTTTGAATAGGTAGAGTTTCCCACGATTTGGGAACATAATGTAATATATCAATCAACTCTTGGAATGTTTCATTAGGTTTCGTATTGAATGATTCGTCTATTATACTATTATTCAATACCATATATATTCCACTTATGATACCAATGTAGAATATAATTGGTTGGTCTACTTTGAATAAGGATATAATCATGTCCGAATTAAAGAATGATACAACAACAAGAATAATAAGCATTGAACCTAATATGAATGACAAGAATTTGAAGATAATATTCAAGGGTTCGTTAAAAAATTGCGACAAATACTTGGACACTATGGGTTGAGCTTTGTTTAATCTCCAAGTATATACATGTTCTAGTTCATTAAAATCTCGCAACTTCCACTTTGTTAATGGAGAAAATGAATATGCCCCAATAGCTTTTGGGTTTTTATGATATTCTGATACGTACTTGTATATAAAGTATACTGATAATGCAGATATTATAAAAGGTGCAAAAATAATATTTAAAATACCTACAAGTTTTAAATTCTTCTCCAGTTGGTTGACATATTCATCTGTATGATTAGAGTACATTACATTGTTCAACAATACTCCATCTTCCCTAAAAAGAGTGTATACTATACATTTTTGAATATTCCACTCTAGAATCTTTGTAAATGTTACATATCTTAATTCATCAAGATTAAAAATATTTTTAGCAATCATTGATATCAAGTAATTATCATATCTCATGATTCTATTTGATATATAATGTAAATCCATATAACTGTGTTTGTCTTTTAACCTCTCAACAATGTTATCCCATGTCAATGATGTGAATGAATGGTCTAGTATTTCAAGTTCTTCAATATAAAATGTACGAATATTGTACATGGATTGTAGCCATATAAAACTGTGTATGGTTGTTAATATCCACCAAGTAATAAAGACAATAAAAAAGAATATGATTAAAATGTTATGTCCATCGTCAGGAGAACATTGGTTGTAGATTGCAGATCGTAGATTTTTTTTTGATCCATCATGAATGCCCTTCCAATCGATACATGTTGATATAAAAGTTGAGAATAATATTGAGAATAATATAGTTAATGTATAACATACTTGTGCCAAACATATACACCAAAAACCTTTTTTTTGGTAATACGTATACAGATTTTTGAAAAAAGTGTCTGAAAAAATAAAAATACTACTCGATTGTTCTTGTTTTTGGTACATTATAGATTGCGGTGGTTCATCTCCATCTCCACCGTCTTCTGAATTTGCAGAGTTTATATTTATTGTACTGTTTGCAATTCTGTACCCATATGGGTGATAAGATGTCATCATTAGTAGTATAAAAAAAATTGTATTTAATTCACTTTTTTTTACAACTTATTCCACCCCGTGTCGTCTGTATTCGCGTCCGT